TCCAATTCATCTCTATAGTCTGAACGTATATCTGCGACAAGCTGGCTTATCTCGTCGCAGACCTCAAACAACATTTCAACGTCAAGGTTTTTTTCGTAGTTGATGGCTTTTGCTTTCATTGTCGAAATGGCTTTTACTATATCTCCAAATTTACCTTCTCTATAACCAAGCACAATCTCACTGATAATAGCCGCCTCTTCATCTTGATAAGTCATCATTCACCCTGCTCCTTTAGTGCTTCACGGGCTGCCTGCTCTGCTGCTCCTAACTGCTTGCATCCTGAGTCAACCCATACTGTGACATCTAGCAGCCTTTTTAATGCCGCTTCAAGCTTAACTATACGCTCTCTTACTTGCATATCTGTCATCTGTGCTGGATCTGTATTGTTATCGCTCATAATTTTCTACCTCATTAAAAGTTAAAGGATGCCAGTTGTTCCAGTCTCTCCTTAATATTATTTCACCGTATGCCATTACCCTTCTCCTTCACCCAAAAATAAGCGCGATGACACCCACCAAAACCAAACAAACGGCAGCGCAGCGCAATCCATGTTCATAGCCTTTATCGTAGCCTGATTTGTACTCAGCACTCATAAAGTGCCTATCAAAATTATTCATAATCAATCCCTCTTTAATTTATTTGTATGTTCTTTCTGCCATCTCGCAGAATATGCCGCATTCAATTCTCGGCTCATCTGCCAACTTCCCACGCTCGGGGTCAAGGTCGTGTAAAAATATTGGTACACTGGTGCTAGGCTCTTTTAGTACTGTGTACCCCTTTCGCTTTTCAAAGTCAGCCATGCGCTTAAACTCATCTGGGAAATCTACGCGTATTTTATTCCAGTAACCCATGCCGCCCTTAACGCAACCGATGCAATTATTATGTTCATAACCAAGCCTGTACATTGCTGGCAACTCAATGCCCGCGCGTTCAACCATTGCCAGCACTTCACCCTTTGTTAGCTGCTCATCAATCAAAGGCCAGTGTGTTGATATTTCGTTGTTAGCATCAATAAACTTATCGGCTCGCGGCTCCTCCTCAACTGTGTACCCAAACACATGTAAATCATCTGGGCGCTGAAACTTAGTCCTAACCTGTTTTTTCAATGCTCTTGTGCAAGGGCTTCCCGCTGGAGTTCTCATGTAATTTTTTTCAAACACATTAAATATTGAACCGTCATACCCATCATGTTTTAAAATTGTAATTGGATGCTCAAACCAATTTTCGCAATCAGCTAAAAAACGCTCATTGTCTGGGTGCTCTTCTTGTATCTTACAATAGGCAATAACAACCTCGTCATACTGAGACATTAATTCCTTGTTAGCCAAGAGTAGTTTAGTTGCAACAGCACTTGCGCCGCCACAGCTAAACCAACTTATAATTCTGCTCATAATCAATCTTTCCTTGGTTCTGTCAGGTGAATACCTAAACTTGTTAGATGAGTGTATATTAAATTTAAGTACTTAGTGGTTTGACCAGTTGAGAATATACGGGTTACTGGAAAATCCATTGGCACTTGCATCAATTCAAGTTTGGCCTTGTAGCTCATCGGCCTAATTAATCGATCGTATTTCTCGGCATATTCCTCATTCTCTTTCGCAATCATTACGCCAAAATGTAACTTGCAGTAACCGCGATATTCCTCTGCTGTGTTATCTCCCTGCTCGGCTGCTTCCTTTAGCCACATTCTTTGTAGCCTGTTTGACTCTATCGAACGTGGAGCGCCTTTCTTAGTTGATACGCTAAATGGTATTTGCATATTAGTTATGCGCTTAATGAGCATGTTACGGTCATACTCTGTGCGTATTGCGTTAGTCATAATGCCGCCCTAAACGATGCTCTAACATGATGAATACTATAACCTTCTGCCTTCATGCCTGCTGATACGTTTCTAGGTTCGCACCCGTAATGCTTGCCGATTGCTTTAAGTTTTAACCCTTGCCCGATCATCTTAATTATTTCGGGCATTCTATCTGCCCAAACGTTTCTATAGCCCAGTTGTAAGTCTAGCGGTATTTTATAAGGCATGATTATTCACCTTTCCTTTTTGAGTAACGTGCCGGCCTCTGCGTCTCTTCCTTGGTTTTGTTTTGATTGTCTAGCTCTGCTGCTTGCTCAGTTGTTAAGCTGTAAAAGTTGCCTCCCATTTTATCGTCACGCTTCCCGATGTAACTGGTCAATGTACAGGTTCCATGTCTGAACTTTGCTGGTATTAGCTCGATAATTCCCTTGAATGCCGTTTCTGGGTTTGTCACTTCGTCACGATGGGCAAATAAAACCAAATCAGCATCGGCTTCTATTGCGCTTGAGCCTGCAAGGTTTGACATTGTTGGTCTAACTGCCGTATCTGCCCCCCTGTTAGCCTGGGTTAGCAATAAGATTGGCGTGTTAGTTTCTTTTGCTAGCTGCTTTAATCCTCGCGTTATCTTGCCAATAGCCAAGTCGTCACGTTCTGACCGTTCTTTTTCCATTAATCCAAGGTAATCAATTGTTACCATTCCAATCTGGCCTACTTTTTTAATTGTCGATTTTACTCGGTGGCGTATTTGTGCGAGCGCCAATGCTGGCGTCTCATCGTAGTAAATTTTAAATCTGTCTTTGTTCATCCCGTCTATTACGTCGTGAGTTCTAGCCCATTCAGTGTCAGTTAAAGCGCCCATCTTCAGATTGTTAACTTCAACGCCTGCCAAAATCCCAACATACCTATCCATTATTTCGTTACTGCTCATTTCCATACTAAAAAACATGGTCGGTAATGTCTTGGATATGTGCGAGTTGACCATTTGAGCTACAAGCGTCTTGCCCATAGACGGACGACCAGCCAACACAATCAACCAGTTGGGCTGTACGCCGATAATTTGCTCATCTAATGCAGTGACGCCAGTTTTCAACCCAATCGCGCCCTGATCGTTTGTAGCGCGCCTCTCCATTACGTCCATCCAATCCATAATTTTAGTGTTTATGTGCTTGGGTTCGTAGATGCCGCCTAAGTCAATGCTGGCTAAATTGTTTTCAAGGTATGCCAGTGTGTCTGATGTTTCTGATTTGCCATAAATTTGATCAGTGGCGTTGTGTAGTATTTCCAGCATCATGCGTTTTTGGTATCGCTCGGTTATGATCTCGCAATACCTCAACACGTTTTTTGATGATGGGGTGTTTCTTGCTAGGTCGCCAAGGTATGCAAACCCGCCTGCCCTTTCCGTTTCGCCTACTCGATCAAGCTCTTCTTCAAGTAGAACCAAATCAATTTCATTCAATGCGCCCAATCTAACCATTGCATTAAAAATAATTCTGTGTGATTCGTTATAAAACATTTCTGGTTTGATTAGGTCGAATACCTCACCGACTAAGCGATCAGCTTTTTGCAAAATAAGAATTGAACCTAAAACGCTTTGTTCTGCTTCAATTGAATGTGGTGACACTTTCAAATCGTTCATGCTTGATCTCTCCACTGTGCATTAGATAGGAATTTTGAAGGGTACATAGAACGATAATTAAACCAACTAGATTGTGTATTTGTTTTGTCGTGCTTGGCAATATCGCTGTGGGCATTCCAAGCTAAATCTAGCATCAATTCAACTTCTTCGTTAAATGATTCGACTCCCATGGCTCTGACTTTAGATGCAGGAAATGTTTGATTAAGGAATTTGGTTTTTACAGTTGACTTTGGTGCCGTGTTGACCTTGCCAACCATTTTTTTATTGTCGCCCCATTGCATCCAAAAATCATTAAAGGCTAAAGTTCTTTCTTCAAGGTAATCTTGATTAACAGGCAGGGCCGCTTGATTTACCAAATCATGCATGTCTTTTAATTGGTTAATGGTTAATGGTTTATGTTTAGCTTTCAATTCGGTTTCTTCTGGGTTAGCTAAATTAACCGACTGGGTTTCTTCTGGGTTCCTATCAACTTTGGGTGGCCTGCCGCCTTTCTTGCCGTTAACCCGCGCCATGTCTGCCTTTTGTTGATAGCAAGCTAATTCCTCATCCACTCTTTTTTGTGAGTACCCAAGTTCACTAAGATCAAAGAAATCATCAAGTATAACCTCGACATCAGACTGAAATTCAGACATACCTAACAACCTTGATAGTTTTTTGACATCTGAAATGAGTGGTTTTGATGTATCGTAATACATATCAAGTAGCCGTCTATAAGCTAAATCTTGCATCAGATTTAAGTGTCTCGTTGACTTGGCATAGTCGCCGATATTGAATTGATAATAATGCATGTTATAATGTACCCCTTGATGATTATCCCGCTAGACCTGCAAGTCTATGATGCGGGATTTTTATTGTGCCGCCAAAGCTCGTTTAATTAATGTTCTTACAGCCATTGAAAAATTACCCTCGCAATGATTATCAGCGTAAACCTGAACCGAATTTACCAACCCTTTAAAATCTATTAACTTCTTCATTTCGTCAATCTCCTATTTAATGTTCATGTATCATTACATATTTAATATATATATGCAATGTATTATTACGCAATAAAAAGCCCCATTTCTGAGGCTGGTGGTTACTATAGTTTTTAAATTAATAACACGTTTAATT